ATCTGTTTAACATTACAGAGTTTGCTTCTAGCGACTTTGTAGGTGAGCAGAATCTTCCGTTTGCTGGTGGCATGACCATGAAAGAATTCCTTGGCTTCAAGGTATTCTCAACTTCAGCCGTATCTGCTGGTAAGTCTTTTGCTTATCACACCTCTGCTGTTGGTCTTGCTGTTGGTTCAGATGTATCTACTGAAGTGAACTATGTTCCACAGAAAGTAGCCCATCTGGTAACTGCTCACATGTCCATGGGTGCTGTTGTTATTGATGACAACGGTGTCTATGAAGTTCTTGACAATAACTAAGGGGACTGATTATGGCATACGCTTCTTCTGGACTTACCAACCTCGCATCAGCTTCAGGTGTAAACCTGTGGCACTACACAACCACTGATACTATTGCTACTGTAAATACTGCAAATTATTTTAATGATGCAGTAGGCATGATCGGTGCAAATGATGTAATCGTTGCTGTAACTTCAACAGGTGGTACACCTGCTGTGACACTGACTTACGCAAACTCAGTAACGGCATCAGCTATTGACGTAGTTGATGGTCTGACTGTAACCGCGACAGACAGTGACTAATAAGGATGAGGGGGGAGCAATCCCCCCTCTGACCTATTATGGCATCTACAGCATCGAACTCAGCTATTGATATTTGTGCAAGGGCTTTGATCCTAATCGGGGCAGAGCCTATTACCTCATTTGATGATGGTACTACTGAGTCACTGGTTGCTGTAAATATGTATGAGGATATTGCTCGTACAAACCTTTGCTCTTCTCGCTGGAGATTTGCAACTGAGCAAAAGCAACTGAGCGAACTTACCAACGCTCCTAGTGGTCGTTATGATATAGCGCACCAGCTTCCAAGCGATTTGCTTATGCTCCACGCTCTCACTGTAAGTGATATAATCTTTGAATATCAGGTTTATGGTGACAAAGTATTTTCTGATATTAGTTCCGGTCAGGTTGTGATTGCTGATTATACATATCGCGCACTTGAGATTGACTGGCCTTCTTACTTTACGATTGCGGTAGAGTACGCAATGGCTTCTGTATTTGCCGGAAGCATTGCACGAGATCCAAATCTAATACAACTTATGGAAAGCAAGTATGAAGTTGCCATGCGTAAAGCAAGGTCACTTGATAGTCAGCAACAGACTTCTCGCAAACTTGCAACATCGAGGTTTACTGCTGAAAGGAGAAGCTGATGCAAAGGATAAAGATTCCTATCAACAGCTTTGAGTTTGGCGAACTGAGTCCCTCGTTTACCTCCCGTGTAGATACTGAAGTATACAAAGCTGGTGCTAGCACAATTAAGAATCTTTCCATTCTTACTGAGGGTGGTCTGAAGAAACGCCCCGGCACGAGCCGGATTGCGGCATTTAGCAGTCCTGCTGTATCTACAGGTAGGTTTGAGTTGCGCCTTGAGCCTTTTGTCTTTTCTGATGACGAAAGGTATATCTTTGCATTTAGCAACGCTAGATTAGAAGTATTCCAAATTAACCCTACTACTGGTGCGGTAACTAGCATCCAAACGATTACTCAGGATGTAAACTCTGCCGCCCTGCCTTGGACAACAGCGCGTCTTGAGCAGTTTTCTTATGCAACTAATGGTGACTTTATGTTTGTGTGTCACTCTCAGTTTGCACCACGAGTTATTGTAAGAACTGGACTGACTACCTTTCAGGTAGAAAACTTTGAGTTTGATACCTTTGCTGGTAACACAAAAGTTGGTCAGCCTTATTATGATTTTCAAGGTAATGGCGTTACTATTACACCCTCTGCAACAAGTGGAACTGGTGTTACACTAACAATAAGTTCTGCATATTTTACGAGTGACCATGTTGGATCGTATATTAAAATACATGACACCCATTGCGAAATTACAGCCTTCACAAGTTCTACAGTGGTTACGGCTACAGTATATGGAACGATTAGAAAGCAACTATCTATTGATGCTCTCCACACGGTCAATGGCAGTAATAGAGTGGTTGTCACACATCCTAATCACGGCCTATCGGCAAGTGCCACTGTTACTATTGATCGTGCTGATACTGTTGGCGGTATTAATGCAAACTCTATTAATGGTAGTCGGACGATTGCTGAAATTATTGATGACAATACTTACGAGATTACGGCGGGTGCAACTGCCAATTCAAGTGAGATTGGTGGTGGATCGCCTCGTGTCGCAAGCACCGGAGCGACTACAGACTTTCAAGAACAAAGTTACTCAACTGTACGAGGATTCCCTCAAGCGGTAACATTCCACGAAAATAGACTGTGGTTTGGTGGCACACCTTCTCAGCCAGACTTTCTTTGGGCATCCAAGTCTGCTGACTACTTTAACTTTGCTTTGAATGATGCACGAGATAATGATGGCATTGAAATCAATGGTGGCTTTGGTGCGTTTAGTCAGGTTAAGCATCTAGTCTCTAATCGTGACTTGCAAGTATTCGGAACGTCTTCAGAGGCGTATGTTCCTGCTTTGACAGAGCGTCCGATTACACCAACTAATGCACAGGTAAAGCGTCAGACAGCTTTTGGTGCGGCAGATCTCAAGCCTCAAGCGTTTGATGGAACCACCATATATCTGCAAGCAAATGGTAGGATGGTAGGTTCATATCTCTATAATGATGCTGAACTTGCTTACAACACCAGCAACATTGCTGTGACTGCACCACATCTTGTAAAGAACCCAACTCAGGCAACTGTTGTGCAGGGTGGGTTTAACAGACCAGAAAGTTACATTTACTTTGTGAATCCAGATGGAACGCTTAGTACGTTTTACTCACTGAGGTCAGAGCGTAAGGCTGGCTGGGCGCAATGGTCAACTAGCGGCAAGTTTCATAGCATCTGCACTGTCGGTCAGCGTTTGTTTGTAGCTGTGCAAAGAGACAATGGCTCTGGCTCTAATGCTTACTATCTGGAGGAAGTGCTTGAGGGCATCCCGATGGATTACTCTAAAGAGTATTCCGGGTCTAATGGTGTCTTTACTGTATCTGGTGAGTTTGCAAATGGCGCAACTGTGAAGGTTGTAAGTGGCACAGACTATCTTGGAGAATATACTGTGTCTGGTGGTCAGGTAGATGTGTCTGCTGTTAAGTCTGTATCTACTGCATATATAGGCTATCAGTTTGATATTGAACTTGTGACCCTGCCTATTGACGCTAACATTGCAACTGGTGTTATGACTAGTGACCCACGCCATATTGTGATGGTTACTCTTGATTTAGTTGATACACTTTCTGTATCTGTAAATGGCAAGGATCTTGTTATAAGATCTGTTACTGATGATTTTTCTCTTGCACGAACCAAGTTCAATGGGAGAAAAGAGTTTAGATTGTTGGGGTATAGTCAGGATCCAAAACTAACAATATCCCAAGATGTTCCGTTTGATCTCCAGATTAACGGGATGGTTATTGAGGTGATTGTATAATGGCTAACCTATCCGATGTATTCAAAGACTTTGATCGTTGGGATCTTGTTGGTGAGGCGGCACTTACTGGCGTAGCTGGATATGTAAGTGCAACAGCAGGGATGAAGTCTGTTGCCGCGCAACGAAGAGTGGCAACTGCACAATCCATAGCTTCTGCTAAACAAGCACAGGAGTTTCGTAATAGTATTCCTGATATTAAACTTGCGGCGGCTCAACAGCATAATGACATTATTGGCAATCTTAGTGATTGGATGGCTGTTGCCGGAGCAACTGCTGGTTACATGAATATGACTGATAATACACTTGATGCTATTAGCAAGCGTGTAACCAAAGATGCGTCTGAACAGGCATCACGAGTATCTCTGCAAGCAGTTCGTGAAACTGCTAAAACTTTGACAGAGGCAGAAGCACTTGCTCGTGCTGGTGTCTTATCTGCTGAAACAGGAGCGTTGCAAGCTAAGTTGGGAACACGACAAGTGTATGCACAGGCTCTTGGAACTGGAGCATCTTTACTTAAGATAGTGAATAGATAATGGCTGAAATTAGAACTCCCAAAAAGCAATCATTTATCAATAGACCTGTTGGTGTTGCGCGTACAGATGCGGGTGAAGTTCAAGCCGCACAGCAACTTGCAAATGCGGCACGCACACTTTCTAACGCGACATTCAGCACTGCTTCTCAGGTTATGGAAGCTGGTGCTGAATTACAACAAACTTATGAGCAACAAAAATTTACTCAATGGGCGCAAGAAGTTCCTATTGTAGATGAAAGTGGTCAATTTTCTAAATACAAAAAACCTGAATATATTAGCGGCAGAACGAAAAATGAGATTAATAGCATCCTACAAGGTCGCTACAAAACACAGGCTCAAGTAAAAATAAAAGAATATGCTTCATCGGCAAGGCGTAAATACAAAAACAACCCCGATGAAGAACTTTTGTTTGCTCAAGATATGATGTTGTATGTTGAGGAAAATGCAAAAGCTATTGAAGAATCTGGTGGCGTACAGTTTGCTCAAAGTTTTAGAGATTACGCTACAGTTTACACTGCTGAAAATCTCAATGGTATTAGGGCAAAACGTGCGGAACGTGCAGAAGAATTAAATCTTTCTAATATACAAACTGATTTAAATTCTGAGTTTTCTTCTTTGCAACAAAAAACATCTAGCGGAGATCCTTCTGCTGTAGATGAATACTTGAGGATTAAACAAAAACTAGAAGATTCATTTAATAACTCTACGATGGATAGGCGGCTTAAGGAGTCGTTAGACAGAGAACTAGATTTGTCTTTTGGTTTGGGTAAAGCCTATGCGTCTGGTTATCCCGGTCTTGATGCTACTAATAGAAACAAAGTTTTAAATGCTTTGGATTTTGGAACTCCACAAGATATTGAAGATATACTGCCAGAGTTGGCTCAACTTATGGTTCCTACAGGCGCGTTATCTAATCCGCAAGTAAGGAGAAAACTTAGTCAAGCATTGTCTAAAATTGACAATTCACTTACTCAAAATGAGCAAATTGAAGGTTCAAGAAATAAATCATTGGCACTTACCGGATATGGAGCCAACAAAGAATATCAAAAAAGAACTGATGCTTTTTTGCAAGAAGACGGTATTGAAGTAAGAGATCCTGTTGCTATTGCACAAGCATCCGAAAGTGATGACAGGATTGTTAATACAGTTATGTCGTTAGGAACCCTACCAAGTTCCGTAGTAAATTTTCTTGAGGGTGCAAAAGATAATAAAAATGCAGATTTTGGAAAAATATCTGTTGTATCTAACTTTGCTTATAAAGCAATGCACCGACCTGATGGTACTCTTATTGAAGGTATGGGGCTTAGTAATGAAGCTGTAGGATTTGTAAAAGCAATGCAGGGGATTGCATCTTCAAGTGGTGATCCGGAGTTTGCTTTGAAAACAATGCAGGGTCTTAAAGGTACTTCCGAAGAGCGCAACACTTTGTTCCAGAAATTTCAAAGTTCTGGGAAACTTGAGTCTTCTTATGATTTTACTGACAAGACTTCCTATACTTTAGCAAAAACAGTTTTGCTTAAAACAGATCGTAACCCTCACTTTGTTGAGAGATTTGCTGGTGTTTATGCACAAATGGCCTCTATGGTAGATGTCTCGACAGCCGATGAGTACATTGATGATATTTATAATGCCTATTACAAAGACTATAAATGGGCGTTTACTGCTGGTGGAGAAAGAAAAGAGCAGCCATATACATTAGATTCTTACTACAGGCATGGTCGAGGTAACTCTCAATTAAGGCAAGTAGAGCAAGAAGTAGAAAATCGTATTCAAAAAGTTAACGATTCATATATGGGCAAACAAAAACTTATAATGGGCAGAAATGCTTTTATGAGAGCCGATGAAAGAAACACGAGAGACTCTGGAACTTGGTATTTGGTAGACAATCAAGGTGTTCCTATTTTTAATGATGCTACAGGAAGAGTTGTTCAATTTAGCACTGAGGGTTTCAAGGCTCAAACTGCTTTGCAATCAAGACTTCTGATAGATGCAGAAGAAAAAGCAAGGGCTATTGCGCTTGGAGAAACAAGTTTTGCTCGACAAGAAAGTCGAAGAGAGCGAGAAAGCAGACGCAGAAGTATGGGTGACTAAATATGGCGTTTGAGTATTCAAGACCTAATTTTGGTATAGAAGATTTGCGTGAGCGTGGGTTTGCGGAAAATCTTTCTAATGCTTATGCTTATCAGTTTTCTCCTCTTGTTCAGACAGTGCAAGAAGATTTTGCTTTTACCAATGTAGAGCGTGATCCTGAGTATGACTTTCGTGATGATGTCGAAGGTTATGAATTGTATTATGAGGATTTGTCTAGGGCAAAAAATAAAGCCCATGCAAATTCTATCAAAACAAGAATAAACAATTCTTTGCGTATTCGTGATGAATTAAAAGACGTTCCTTGGTATGCACCTTCTCAATTAATTGCTGGCATTGTTGACCCTATTAACATTGCTTTTGCTTTACCTGTTGCTGGGCAACTTGGTTTGTTGGCAAAGGGTGGGATGACTATTCGTCAAGCGGCTAGTGCATCAGCAAAAGGTGGTTTTGCGGCGGCTGTTGCTGGTGAAGCACTTCGCGCTCCCTTCGATCCTGTTGCAACTAAAACTGAAGTTGGCATGAGTATTGCGGCTGGAACTGCATTAGGTACTGTATTTGGTTCTATTCCTTCAATTTACAAAAACGTTAGAGTGCATACAAATGATGCTCTAAATACAACAAAAGATATGCTGACAGACAAGGGTGATTTTGTTGGTGAGATAGAAGGTTTTACTGTTTCTTATGTTCGTGACAAAGAAGAACCTAAGTCTGTTAATGTTGAAAAAGACCAGATTGAAATAAACGAAGATGTTGCTGAAATAGAGTTTGATGCGGCTGTTTGGACAGTTCCTGAGGTTGATGGCGCAACGCCATTTAATCCCGGTGATATAAAAAGCCGCAGAGAGTACAAAGAATTTTTGGTTCACAAAGAACTTGTTAGGGCAAAAGTAAAAAGAACTCCCGGCGAAAGCCAAGCAAGTTATGTAGACCGTGTAAACAAAGAGGCTTACGAAAAAACTATTGCTGGCGAAGGTTTGAAAAAAACTCCAGCAACAAAAAACATTTTTTACAGAGCATTGTCTACGCCAGCAAAACGTATTTTGTTGAATCCCAAATTACCAGACAGTGTAAAACGTATTCACAATACTATTAATGGCAATGGCGCAATGGCAACTGAGCGCAATATGTCTGGTAAAGGCCACCAGTCAATCATGCAACGTGTTCCTGTGCATGAAACTAAAGGTCAAATAATGTTAAAAAAATTACGAGATATATATGACCAAGAAGTGTTAATTAATAAAAAATCTATCTTGTTTGGCTTGGATGCTAGTGGAGGATATACAAATAGATTTTGGTCAAACAATCCTAGCTTTGAGCAATGGTTTGATGATTTAGCTAGAAGATACATAGAGTTTGGCAAAGACTGGAATGTACCAAATAGTTCTGACAATTTGTCAAATGCAGACAAAAAAAGTTTTACTGTAATGAGAGAGTTCTTTCAGGACTTTGAAGAAACTGCTGTTGAGTTAAAACTTTTTAAAAGCCAAAAGGATGTTCAAACTAGCATTGCTAGCACAAAGCAAAAAATAGAAAATGCTGAAGCTAAAATAGAAGGCATCCAAACAGATAAAGGCAAAAGAGGCATGACCAAAAAACAACAAGGTCGTGTTGCTAAACTTGAGGAAACCATTGCCAGACTGCGTAATGATTTAGAGTACAATGAAGCCTTGCTTTCTAATGGTATTGATCGTCCAAAGTTTTACTTTCCGATTTACTATGACAAGTTGAAGTTGCGCGATCCGGAACAACGAGAAGCGTTTACTAATATTATTGAAGAGCATGTTCAGCAGAACCCAAAGAAACTTGTTTGGGACAGAAACTCTCAAAAAATGGTTGAGCGCAATCCAGCAATTACAGATCGTGAGATTGCTGAAGGTATTGTTCGTACTATTATGGAGGAAGCTGAAAACTATGCGCCCGGAACTGGACTTGTAGGCAGTAAGCATACTCGTATGCGTACTCTTGATATTCCTGAGTGGAAAGTAAAAGACTTTATTATACGCGACCAACAGGTTATTTCGGCCTATACCCGCAAGATGGGTCAGCGCATTGAGTGGGCAAGGCAATATGGCAATAAAAATATTGAAGATCTTTTAGATGAAGTAGAAGAAACTTTATATCAAGATGGCAAGCTAACACCTAAAGAGATAGCTGGTGTTCGCAGAGATTTGCTTGCTGATTTTGAATACACAATGGGTATGTATCGCCGCAATCCTGATCGGTGGGATCAACAGGCTATTGATGGTTTGAAAGATATTGCTGGTCTTACTTATCTTAATAACGCTGGTGTAGCCGCGCTGGGGGATTTGGGTGCGGTTGTGTTTGAACACGGATTCCGCAGAGTTCTTGATCCAGTAATTAGCAATACAAAAGCAGAAACTTATGGGCTTGCACTAAAAGAACAAAGAAAAATATCAAGAGGTTTGGAGATCGCCCTTCATTCGCAAGGCAAAATGAGAATGGTTTCTGACAATATTACTCGTGTAACTCCAAATGCAAAAGAGCGAGTATTGAATCCAATCACCAATGCTTTTTACAACATTCCTTTGCTTGGTAATAACCTTGGAATTATCACAAGGTATGGTCGAACTGTAGATGCTGTAATACGTCAAAGTCATTACATTGAAAAAATTAAACGTATTGCTGATGGCAAGGCAATAGACGATGACATTGAGTATATGGCTCGGTACGGCCTTGAGTTGGAAGATTGCAAAGAGATAGCTGAGTTTGATGCTATTATACAGGATGGTAACTTTTACTTTGCTAACATGGAAAACTGGCCTAAAGACACGCCGAGACAGCGTGAGCTAGCTTTTAAGTGGGAAGCCGCAATGGACAGGGGCTTGGGCAATACAATGATGTTTGCCACCGCTTCTGACAAACCAATCATTACTCGTGGTATTGTTTATGTACAAGAAAACTGGGCAACCAAACAACTTGGTTACAAGCCAGATAAACAAGCATCGACACGAGATGTTAATCTTGTGCGTATTGAAAGTGGTGCAATGACAGCACCATTCCAGTTCTGGGATTTTGGTCTTGCGGCAACAAACAGAATAACTGCACAGATGGCAGACCCACAAAGGATGCACAGGGTTCAAGGTGCAATAGCATTGTTTGGTATGGCTTTCTTAGCACAAAAATTTAGGCAACCTGATTGGTGGTTTGAAACCAAAGATAATGCAAACATTATTGCAAGAACCTTTGACTTCTCTGGCATTGCTGGCGTGTACTCTGACATTGCTTACATGGGATTGCACATGGCTGTAGGCTTTGGTGCTGTAGATCCTGAAAGTATTTTTATACAAGGCAAATATCGCCCTACTGGTACTGATGCTTGGCTAGAACCTTTTGGTGCTACACCGGGAATGGTTGGCGAGTGGATTGGTGCTATCAATGATATGCTTGAGGGAAGAGATAGTGAAGCCGCAAAAAGACTTTCAAATAGTTTGCCTATTGGTTGGATGTCTTTATTTGGATTGGATCAGGATGCAAAGGGAATCTTCAGAGAAACTTTGAGTGGAAACTAGGCCAAATTATGATAGGATTGCGCCATGACGATTAGTATATCAGATAACAACCCACGCATAGCGTACACAGCTACGGCTGGACAGACTGCGTTTACGGTTCCTTTTGAGTTTTTTAGTAACTCTGACCTCAATGTCTATATTAACGAGACACTGAAGACGATCACAACTCATTATACTGTAAGTGGTGGTAGTGGCTCAACTGGCACAGTTACACTCACATCCGGTGCAACTCTGAATGATAAGGTTGTTATTACTCGTGATGTTACCCTTGAAAGAACTACTGACTTTCCAGCTTCCGGGCCGTTCCAAGTCTCATCTCTGAACACAGAGTTAGATAAGATTATTGCTATGGTTGCAGATCTTGAGGATCTTGCAAGTCGTGGCATTGTTTTGTCAGACAGTGATACAACTGTAAGTGTTACCCTTCCAAATGTTACTGGTCGTGCTGGTAAAGTGCTGGCATTTAACTCTACTACTGGTGCTGTGGAGGCTGGCCCGACTATTACAGCTACACAAACTGTTGCAGACCAAGCAACAGACATTGAAACTTGTGCTAATAATATTTCTGCTATTACTGCGGCTCCTACGCAAGCCACTAATGCCGCTAACAGTGCAACTAGCGCGGCGGCTTCAGCAAGCACAGCTACAACTAAAGCATCAGAGGCATCAACATCAGCCAGCAATGCAAGCACTAGCGAAACAAATGCGGCGAGTTCTGCTACATCTGCCGCTACTAATGCCACCACAGCTACTACAAAGGCAAGTGAAGCAAGCACAAGTGCTACCAATGCCGCTAGTAGTGCAACAACAGCTACAACGAAAGCAAGTGAGGCGGCTACAAGCGCGACTAATGCCGCAACTTCTGCAAGCACATCAACAACTAAGGCATCGGAAGCGGCAACATCAGCTACTAATGCCGCTACTTCAGCTACAACGGCTACAACAAAAGCAACTGAGGCCGCATCCTCGGCTACTGCGGCGGCTAGTTCTGCAACTGCGGCGGCATCTTCACAGACTGCGGCGGCGGCTTCTGCGGCAAGCGCGGCATCTGCGTTTGATAACTTTGATGATACTTACCTTGGAAGCAAAAGCAGTAATCCAACAGTAGATAATGATGGTGATGCTCTCACAAGTGGCGATCTCTATTTTAACTCTACTGCCAATGAGATGCGCGTCTATGATGGTGCAAATTGGATTGCCGCAACCTCGGCTGGCAATGTAAGTTTAATCCTGTACGAATATACCGCCACTGCTGGGCAAACTACATTCTCAGGCAGTGACGATAACAGTGCCACACTGTCTTATACTGTAGACAACCTGCAAGTTGTAATGAATGGTGTGGTGCTTGATCCGGCAGACTTTACTGCAACCAACGGCACTAGCGTTGTGCTGGATAGTGGTGCAACTGTTGGCGACCAGATAAACATCTATGCTTTCAAATCCTTTACTACCGCAGATATGGTTAGCAAGACTGCTGG